TGCGGTATCAGCCATAGTGCCTTCTCCTTACGAGGTTGGGAACGAGCCGTAGATCGCGCGCCAGTTGTAGTAACCAAACGAGTAACGCTCATAACCCTTAACAAGCAGGTTGTCAGTGACAAAATCGACTTGCATATCGGTTTCGAACTTAATGCGTTCCATATATGCGAGACCGTCGATGTTCGTGAGCAAGAACCATGCATACGAAGAGGTCAAGAAGTCGTTGACCATGTAGCCTTCTGGCAAGCCGCCGGCCGTGGTCATGATCGCGTTGACATCATTATCTGCAGTGCCTGGACGCAATTCAGTCTTGAGAAGACGGATCGCAACTGGCTCCAACTGTGGAGGAATGATGAGCTTGCGGCCACGGGCGAAGACCTTTAGGTTTGCCTGATCGCGGAAGTTCGTACGGATTGCAATCATTGCATTCAATAACGTGGCTTCGTTGAGGTCAACCTGTGTCGTAGGCGTGTTAGCAACCGTATTGCCGTCGATTGGATGCGAAGTGGAGCAAAGTGCTACACCGTCACCACCAACTGCAGCGTTATAGGTCTGTGCCGTATTCAAGAGGTTTGCACCGTAGATTTCCTTGGTCTGCTGGAAAGATTCAATCAGGCCAAGGTTCGAAGGTGTAAACTGGGTCTTGTAGAGGTTGTCGTCGATAGCTTTACGGGTGATTGCGTAGCCGAGTGCAATTTCCGTGTGCTCTTGGTTGTAAACGAAACGCTCACCTGCGCCCGAGTCAAAGGAGGTCTGGCCACCTTCGGTTTTGAGCTGTGCGAGGCCGAGGTAACGCATTTCAGCGGTACGTTCGAGAGCCATTTTCGAATCGTGCTTCGTGAAGATCTTGTCGTACTGCGACGGGATCTGCTCATACTTGCCTTCAACGCCACGGAGGCCGGGGAGGAGAAGGTCTTTGATCTGACTAAGATTAACAGCCATTTTACCTTACTCCTTAGCTGATGCCAGTGTTTGCAGCGTTCGAACGCCAGACTTCGTTATTGAAGCCAACGATCAAGTTGCAGTACTGAGAGGTTTGATCGCCACCGTTGCCGAACGAAACGGCATAATCGACGATAATGAAAGGCGAGGTATTGAGCGTAGCGGTAGCGTTGACATAAGCCGTCGAACGGCCCGTAGCATTGTTACCACCGGTGCTGTTGCCCGATGTCGCGCCAGTCGTGGAGTAAGCGAACGTGACAAGCTGACCCTGAACGCCAGAAGTCTGCGATGTAGCCGTACCCGTGACAGGGAAGCCCGAACCCGACGTCTGAACGACGAAGCGAGCTGCTGGATCATCAATGACATAGGCAATAACGTCGCCAGTTGCGTCCGAACCAGGCCAATAAGAAGACCAGACGGTGCGCTTCTGCGAAGTCGAGAAGTATTGGCAACCAACAAAAATACCTGCGAGCTGAACCGTGCCACCTGCAGTTGCCTGCGTGATGTAGCCGTTTGCAGTCGAAGTTACTGGCTGTACTGGGTCGCCGGTGAAGATTGGGGTCGTATTGCTAGAAGCAATGCGACGAGTGGATTGTGCGAACGTCGGAGCGCCGCCTGCACCACCCTGAAACTGTAGAAAGCCGTAGGGCGCAAACGTATTGGCCATGACGGGTTCTCCTTTCAGAGAGTTCCATCATCGCACAGACGGGCGACTATGAACGGGTTAAAATTTAATCTTCCGCAGATGGGGAAGAGATTGGCATTATTGCAGATTTCTTTAGAAAAGAAAAGAGGGCCCGTAGGCCCCCTGATCAATCCGGAATTTGCATGGGCTCATAGCCCTTTTTAATCTTCGGAGCGATATGAGCATCCTCGCGGCTAATAAGGCCGCCTTTGCTATTCGGATCCAACTGACCTTCTTTAATTTTTACCTGTTGACGGGCATTAATAAGGTCTCTGTTGCGCCGCTCTTCGGTAATTTCCATTGGGCGTTCGCAAAGGATCATGCCTTCACGTTCGATTGAGCCAACGTACCCTTTGGGCATCATTTCAGGATGGCGCTTTGCCTCAACCGGTTCCCAACCGCCGACAGTGATTCGGTTATAATGAGAAGGGTCAACCCATCCCATAACCGCCTTCATTTTCCACTCGTACGACCACCCATCCGGAGCTTTGGGAGTGGCAAATTTGTCAACACCCTCGTCAAGATTGGCATTGTTGTGCCCACGGAGTTCCGCGGCACGTCTGGCTGCACGTTCACGGCTGCTTTCTGAAACAGCTTCAATTACTTCTGTTTCTTCTGACCGAATTGGTGGCCGCATTGCTGGCCGTTCTGCTTTTTCACCTGATGCGTTTCTCATAGCTTTTCCTTAACCTGATATCTTGCCTTCACGGATGAGGGCTTGTTTCGATGCTGCATATTCACGGTCTGTCATGCCAAGATCCCTAGCGGTTTCCCGTTCGGCGCGGCTAAGGCTGACCACATTAGACCTGTTGCCACTTGGCGCCACGCTAGAACGAGACACTGGGGCCGCAGGGGGAGCCGATCGACGTTGTGTAGGAGCAGATGCCTCTGACATGGCGCTATCTTCCGTTTCCCGCAAACGAGCGGGTTGAATATCGAGCTTCTTTTCTACGTAAGCAAAGTATTCTGGCGTATCTGCGCGGATCCCACGGCGAATAGCCGAGTTATGGGCATCAATCATGTCTGCTTTAAGCGTTTCATCCTTGGCATATTCAGGATGCGCCCTAATCCATTCCGCTGATTCGCGGGTTAACTGGGATGCAAACGCCTCAACAGGGTCTGACGATGTATAAGCCGGCTTTACTGGCTGTTTTGCTATCTGCTCATACTGTTGTTTGCCAACCATAAGCTGACGCAGGTCTAATTCTGCCTTTGTCATGTCTGCTTGGATGTTGGCAGCGGTATCAAAATCACCAACCGACATAGCATCCCGCAGATTTTGCTTTAAAATCTCAGAATTTCTCTTAACCGTGTCGATTGCATTATCAATTAAACGCAAATTTGTGTCATTTACGTCGTTTTTAGCTGCCGCAAACTGTTCGGAAGCCTCTTGTGCACGGCGTTCAGCCAATTCACGAGCTTTACGTTCTTCTTCAAGACGCGCCTTCAGCTCATTAATGCCATCTTCGACCGAAATCTGCGGTTCTTGTACCTTAACTTGTACAGGTTCCGGCTCTTCGACCTCTTTTATAACAATCTCTTCAGGCTTTAACTCTGCGTCGATTGGCTCAAGGTCTAATTGTAATTCTGGTTCGTCTTCTTTTATTGCCATTTTTTGTCCTTACCACACATAATCGGGCTGAGAGACCCGTGCTTTTACGGCGTAATCTTCCAAAATGCGGCAAGGTTGACCCTCTATAGAAATAGCCCAGCCGTCTGATGGCCGAAACACAACCCAATCGCCTTCGGAAACGTTAACGTCCTTAAACCATTCACTTTTGTCATCTTTAAATGCTAAAGGACCAGCCTTTAAAACCAACCCAACCTTGCCTTGGTAACGATCTTCGTCGACGTATTTGTCAGTAAGGATAATTCCAGACTTGGTTTTCTGAGGTCTAATATAGATGCCAACCAGTATTTGGTTGTTAAATAGTTGAAAGTTTTTAGCCAAATCACCAACGGAATTTTTAATTTCTTCTGCTGGATCTACATCATGGTTCATCTTCATAGGAGGCATTTATCTATTCCTTAACGCAATTTATTTACGATATCGTTCGCTTCATCAATAAATTCAATAGCTAGAGCCAGCCCTTGGACCAGTCCAACTGCCTTTTTATACTCATCAAAAGAAGTTGCAGACCCGCCGGCAAGATTGTCTCTAGCTGTTTGGTAAGCTTCAGATATCAATTTTTTCAGTTCTTTCTCGAACTGGTCTTTAGTCGTTAACATTCCAGACCCCTCTGGTTAATACCCCTCTTAAATGGCTGGACCGGACGCCCAGAGGGGTTATAAAAGCGCCCGGCCCTCCTCTCATCGGGTGGGAGACACACCCGAGAAATTATTTCATCTTAGCGGGTTTTAAACCGTAAGCGTCGATCTTTTCCAAACGAGCCTCGCCACCGCCCGAACCCGAATCAATCGGATATGCGCGACCGCCAGACTTGCGGCCCATTGGAGGCATGCCCTGTGGAGGCATTGGAGGGGCGCCCTGCGGACCCATTGGAGGCATACCACCTGGAGGCATACCGCCCGGTGCAGGTGGCAACCGCTGTGGAAGAGGCGCAGGAACTGGTGCGTTTGGCATCATACCCATTGGTGGCTGCTGTTGTCCGTGGCCAGTGCCGATGATGATATTGACATTGGTTTTACCCTTTGCCTTGCCACCCTTGGCATGAGCCGAACGACCGCCTGGCACTACTCCTGGGATCTTCTTTTCCGAATCACCCGAGAATATTCCACCGCCGGAATACTTGCCCATACGGCCGCCGGAGCACTTATGGCATGTGCAATCATGAGGATGCGCTTCACCGCCATGCTTTTTATGCTGCAACGCACTGTGCTTAACCATTGACTTGATCAAATCCTTGTCAGCCAATTCGTCAGCTTTGTTAATGTGCTTGTGCTCTGCTTTGCCGCCCTTGGCGTGGTGCATATGCTTTAAGGTTTCTGCAAGATGCGCCTTTTTAGCGAGCTTTGGATTTTCTGAATGTTCAGCCTTTTTCAGCTTCTTTTCAGGAATCTTTTCGCCTGCAGGTACATGTAAAGCCTTGTGAAGAGAACCAGGATGCTTAATAGCGCCTTGAATCCACTTAATTTTTCCGCCGTCTTTCTTAGGAGCTGCGCCACCTGTGCGATCAGAGCCGTATGGATCAGAACCGTACATCAATTCTTGGATTTGCTCAGGCGACATACCCTTTACGTCCTCATCTTCATAACGACGAGGAGGCATTGGAACTTTAGCTGATGGAGTTTTTCCACCCGCATCACGATGAATTTTCCCGCCCTTTTTCATTGTCGTGGCAGGCTTCATTCCAGCGGCTTTGCCGAGAGCCATGTTTTGATCAGCAATAGGATTGTTACCAATCATACCACCGCCGAACTTGTGGGCTTTCCCACCCTTTTTAAATCCTCCGACATGTTTAATGCCTTCGCGCTCGTCATTAGCCATACGAACATCGCGGTTAATAAAATCATCAATCCATGGAGCTTTATGCTCTACTTTACCGCCTGCCTTACGGGGTTTACGATCGGCA